TAATCTCCCGAACTCTGTGCTGGACCTTTTGCAAGGCGGCATTCGAGCGACGAGGAGGTGGCTTCATGGATTCAGGTACTTCAACTAGGCTTGGACACGGTAAACCGAGGTCCGAGCTTGGGATATCACCATAGAGTTGATATAGCCAACTTACGATACAATCGTAAGCAGTGAAGAATGCTTATTATAGAGGCTGTTCGCGTAAGCGATCCAGCTTACATAAGCTTCAGGGGATTGCGTTGACGACCACACTGTCCGGAAACGGACAGGGGTGACATTTTCGCCTCTGTAGGCGTCCATGCCACAAGACTCTCGAAAGAGTCCGCAGGTGCAACTCTTATCTTTATTGACCCTAAGGCCAAAAGCTTCGAGTTGTTCGATTGCGCGCGCCGCTCTTGCGGTTTCGACAATCACGTCATCGCCGTACACTAAGATGCTCTCACGAGCATCTGCGTCGGTCTCGCCAGCAGTCAGAATCGCCCAGACAGTAAGCGCCAATATTGGGAAGCATAATGCTGAACCCATTGGTGCGAACTTATCTAGAACGAGGACCCTGCCATCCGGCAAGACTGTGGACAAGCTCCTACTAGCCATGAGGTACCCGAGAAGGGGCTCTGGGAATAGTAGGGTAACAAGATCAACAGATACCCTATCACTGGCCTCGTTAAGGTCCAGTGTAGCATACCGCCCGTGCCGACTCCCTAACAAGGAGCCGAACTGATTCGGTTGTTGATCCGTGAAGTGCACATTATACCGCGTAAGCGGATGTGACTCGACACGCTGAACTATGGCCCGGCCTAAACCTTGTTGGATCCACTGAAACTCAAGTGGTTCGCAAGATATCAACCGTGGCCCGCGAGAATCTTTGGGCACAAGTAAAACCTGTGCTTTAGATTCTATACTAGTCAGGGCACGAAGCCCCTGTAGTGAATCACAGACATGCCCGAGTGACGCAAAATAATACGCATCAATCGGATACATCTCTGCAATACGATCGGGGACATTGCTGAACCTATACTTGGCTTCCAGCTTCTCCTTAGTGGAGACAGCGCCGGGGCCGTGTGAGGGAACAATGTCCGTAGGATCAAACCCACGAAATACCTCCGAGAGGA